TTGAGGATTTTGAAGTTTGTCGTTATATCGTTCGCTGGTACTGGTGGAATAATAAAAATGAAACTCATTGGAAGTCTTGGAGTAAAGGAAAATCTGTAGATCAGATGATAAGTGAAATATGGCCAGACGTACACAAATCCTAAGCAACTTCGTTGCTCACTTAGCTCAAAATACTGACGTGCTTGAAGAAAATATTACAACTCGGTACGCCTATTTGCATGAAGTGAACGACTTCCCAGCTGTGTGCATGATGCCACAGTCTGAACTGCGCATACATCGCGGTGCCGATGCTCGGCAAGGCATTATCAATCTTTTTCTTCGTGCCTATGTGTATGATGGTGATGATGTGATGGGAGCTTGTGATACGCTTGGTGCAAGCCTTGAAACAGCTGCTCAGAGCTATGCTGCTACGCAGCGCAGCATTCAACTAGAAGAAACACGAGTCACATCTTTTCGCACAGATGAAGGTCTTTTCCAGCCTTATGGCATTGTAGACATGGAAATTCAATTTTTATACGAGGTATCAAATGAAATCAAATAATGCAGTAACAACAACTGTTGATGCGCTAAACCGCAGTTTAGAGGCTCCGCCTCTTGATCCGGTTATGCTGGCGCTCGCTAACGATTACTTATCGGGTAAATCTATTCTTGAGATCGCAGATGAGTATGGCATCTCCGAGGATCGAGTTACCTCCGTGATTGAGCAAAAAGAAGTAAAGAACTATGTAGATTCCGTGTTTGCCACGCAAGGATATCTTAATCGAATTAAGCGCATCAATCTAATCAACTCGGTGATAGATCAAAAGATACAAGAAGCTGTAGAAACAGGCATCTACTCGAAGAAGGATCTACTTGACTGGATGAAGCATCTACAAGAAGTGGAAACCAGCCTCAAGCCAAAACAAACTGGACCACAAGTGGCAGTTCAAATTAACAACTATGACAAATTGATGAAAGACCTCATGGAATGAGTGATTGGGAAATCTGGCTAGAAGGCATTACCCTAATTTGTAAGATGATCTTTGCTTTATTCATCGCAGGGTTCATCTTATACGGATGTGTTCAAGCTGTTACATGAAAAAATTGCCGTCGCGCTGCGCGCGGAGTAGGAGAAATGCATGACTGACTGGATTTGGGTAGCCCTTGGGGTATCAATTCCCGCTATAATCTTTTATGGAGCGTGGATAATTAATGCATAAGCCAAGTTGGATTGAACAGTATGTTGCTCACATAAAACTAATGGAAAAGATGCGCTGTTCGTGGGCTACAAGACAAAAAATTATGAGCGAGCTTCGCTCGAACACTGCATATAACCGCTGGTGGTAAATGCTTTTAATTTCAGGAGATTCGTACTCTGACCCAGAGGCACCGTGGACTGAACAGTTTAATGCTAGAGTTGTTGGTAGTCAAGGTTGGTCAAATAGAGAAATTTATTATAGTTTGGGTTGTACGTCTAGTGTGGCATTAATTTCACTTTCAAGTCTACATCGATTACCATTTAAGATACAAACTAGACATTATCATGAAGCAAATATGTCTCGCAATGTAACTCTATCTTCTAATAAACGAGTGTATGACTTAAACTGTTATTGGGCACAGAGAATTATAGATGAGTGGGCTGAACGTTCTGTTATTTGGTCAACTTTTCCTGATTATGAGTCGTGGAAGTCAGTTTTGTCAATCAATCTGAAACAAGAAGACGAGATGTGGCATAACATCTATAACCAAACTGAAGAGTTTTTTGGTCATTTAACTCTGTTAGGAAATGAACAGTTACATCAAAGACTAGTAAACGAGCTTAAAAAGAAAAAACTTTGGGATCAAACCTATTTAAGGAGAACAAATGAGTAAACAACCAAGAGATGACGGAAATGAGGCAATTCCCGTCTTAGCCTTACGGACAAACCGTGGACTGCAGGTTCCTTATACTGGAACATCTAACACTTCACCGGAAATCTCTGCTTCAGTGCGTGTAGTCTCGTTATACGCTACTTCAGACTGCTTTATTGAAACTGGTGGGGCATCAGTTGAAGCGAACATCACAAACTCACACTTTCTTCCTTCAGGGTTTATCTATGACATTTCTCTTGGAGCAGAGACTGATCCAAGCAACAATGATAAATATATAGCTGTAGTTCAAGCTACCACAGCTGGAATTCTATATATTTCTGAGAGAAACTAATGCCTTTAGGAGCGCATCGACTCCTACTTTCTATATCTGCGATGCGTCGTACTCTAGGTGGAGATACAGCTGACCACCTGTTAACTCAGGCTGGTGACTTTCTAATTACTCAAGATGGTAGGCTTATTTTAGCTAACCAGTCTACTTTCTCTACTGGTGCTGATGAACCAGGAGTTGCAGATCAAGAGCTGTCTATCTTATTAACACAGGCTGGTGAGTTTATTTCAACTCAAGCTGGTCAGTTGCTTGGAGCCGAACAGTTGTTCACTCCAGCTGAAGTTGAAGGTGCAGCTAGGTTTATTATCACTCAAGATTTAAATCAGCTTATAACACAAGACGGTGAGTTTATTATTGAAGATGTGTTTACAGCAGCTGATCTGCTTACTACACAATCAGGAGACTTTTTAATTACACAAGGTCTTGATAATATAGCCTTATAATAAATTCAGGTTGGACACCATCATGAAACTGTGTAAAAATGCAATAACAGTATTGAAATTTTCGAGGAGACACAATGGCAAACGTAAAAATTACCGAACTCACGGAACTCGCGGCAGTTGATGTTGCTGATAATGATGTAGTTCCTATTGTTGATGTAGGCGGTGATACTACCAAAAAAGTAACAGCAGCTTCTCTGCGTACAACACTAGCAGAAGCTAATGATTTTGTCACCTACACTCTTCTCAGTGCGAACATTGATACTGTCTCCTCTAATGCAGATGCATATCTTGTACAGCTCAATGCTAATATTGACGTAGTACAAGACAATGTTACAGCTCAAAACTCGTATATTACCTCAACCTACGCTACTCTTACTCTCGTAGACTCTGTGCAAGATAATGTTGGATCAGCTGAGTCTAACGTAGCAGCTCTTCGCGTTGAATACCTTGCTAATGTTGCTTCCACAGAAGCTAATGTAAATGCAGTTGAGTCTCGTCGTGCTACAAATACCTTCTTTACTTATAATGAAGCTTCAAATGTTGTTATTGATTCTGCTAATGTTGAACCTTCTACAAATAATGAGTTTTCTCTTGGTTCTCCCGATTTTGTATGGAAAGATGTGTATGTAGGTCCAGGCACTCTTCATCTAGGACCTCTTCGTCTTCATTCAAATGATGATGGTACAGGTCTTTTAATTAGAGACGCAAACGATGCTCAGGTAACTATTGATACTGGCGTTGCTAACGTTACAGCTAATCTAAATCTTCTTCAAGACAATGTAGCAGCTGCTGAATCTAATGTTGTCGCTCTAGATACTAGAATAAACGCTAACGTTGATATAGTCCAAGATAATCTAGCAGTATACTCAGGATCATCTAATGCAGGTATTCGCGTGGCAGTTGAACAGTTTGGCAATCTTGCTTTACAGTCTAATACCGTTGACTTTGCTATTTTAGATTCTTTCTCCCCAACTCACTCAGAAGGTCGTGTTCATTATGATGCTGAACGTAATGCTCTTCGCGTAGCTGGTCCTAGCATTACTTCTAATCTTCATGTGGGTCAAGATGAGTTTATCTATGTTAAGAACACTTCTGGTAGTACTATTGATAGACTAAAACCTGTTTATCTTGTATCAGAAGATGGCGGTGTTCCTACAATTGCACTCGCTAACGCTGCTACTGAAACCACAGCTTATGTAGCTGGATTAACAGCTGACCAAATTGCTGATGGAGAGTATGGCTTTGTTCAAAGAGGTGGTATTGTATTTGGCGATACCACTGGATTAACAGCTGGTAATCGTATTCATCTTGGTCCTACAGCTGGTTTATTACAAGAAGCAGCTCCTACGTTTCCGTATTTTTCGACAGATATTGGATTAGTATTAATTACTGATGCAACTAATGGTTGTATTTATATAGATCTTATTGACCATTTTGCAGAAACTTTCCGTGTTACAGGATCAGCCTATATTGACGCAGATTTAACTGTTGCTGGCAACCTGTCGGTTCTCGGTTCAGAGTCTATTACTTCAGTCAACTCTCTTGCGGTTGCTAACTCACTTATGTATCTAAACTCAGGCGACACAATTGGTGATTCAGCAACAGTATTTATTGGATCTGGTTTAGATGATGGCACTCTAACAGGTCATTATAATGGTCCAATTACAGAACAGTTTAATGTGAAGATTAATGCTACAGGTACTCCTGATACGTTTGACTGGTCTCTTGATAACTTTACTTCTCGTGAGGCAGTTAGTGTTGCTATTACTGGTGGTGAACAGTCTCTTGCTAATGGTATCTCAGTTACTTTTGAAGCTACTACAGGCCACACAATAGGAGATGAGTGGGGTGGTGTTGCTGCTCCTACACAAGTTGACACTGGTTGGGTATCTAATAGAAATGCTGGAGAGTCAGAACCTGGGTATACACATCTTGGTATGTTCTTTGACATTTCTGATGCAAAATTTAAAATGTTTGATGAGTATGATCCAGAGCCAAATGCTTCAATTGATACCACCGACGGTTCTTTCTCTTATGGCGATCTTGTACTATCTACTCTTGAATCTACAGTTGCTACAGGCACTGCACCATTTACAGTTGCTTCAACAACTCTTGTTACAAATTTAAATGCTGATCTGTTAGATGGAGTTCAAGGGTCTGTATATGATACTCGTGCTAATGCATCAGCTGGCTTTATTCAACTTAATTCTAATATTAATGTGGTGCAAGACAATGTCGCTACTCTAACTACTACAGTAGATAACTTTGGGACATATGCAAACACTACTCTGGATACAAAGGCAAATGTATCTGCAACTCTATTTTTAGCTTATGCTAATGATTTAGTAACCTATAACCAACTAAATGCAAATCTCGATGTAGTTCAAGATAATGTAGCCTCTATAACATCTCGTTCTGATGCTTTTGGTACCTATGCTAATACCACTTTTTCTACTGTTTCTAACGCAGAGGCTCTTGCCTCTGCAATCGCAACAGCTCCTGGAGACATTGAAGGAGTTACAGCAGGTGACGGTCTTACAGGCGGCGGAACTTCAGGTACAGTAACTCTTAATGTCGGAGCTGGTACTGGTGTGACTGTTAATGCAGATGATATTGCTATCGGACAAGCAGTTGGAACAGGTGATTCACCAACTTTTGCTGGATTGACAGTCACCACATTTGATTTAGGAGCACTCTAGTAAATATATTTTGACTATGGGTTAAAATTATGATAGAAAGGTAATTATGAGTACAAAAGTTTCACAATATATGGGCGGTCTAGGTATAGATACTAGAGACGTACTTGGTGCTGCAGCTAATAGCACTGTTACTATCGGTGATGGCTCCACTACTGGCACACTATTTGTTGGTGATGGAACAACTACAAGAGGTTTAACCTCCAACGGTGCAACCTTTATGGGTCAGGTTGAGGGTAATTATAATAGAGTACGTATCGTAACATACACACCAACTAATTCAGTTTATAATCAGATAGGCGATGGTACTTTTAATACAGGTGGTGATTACCATTTTGCAAGATACTTGTCAGCAGATAATATTGCCGTTACAATGAACACGATTACCTATAGCATGAGTGTAACAGGTAATCTTTCTGTAGGAACAAATTCTTCTAATACTGTAGCAATAACAGGTGCATTAGGTGTAACAGGTGAATTAGATGTAACAGGCGGTATTACAGGCGACGGATTAACTATAGACGGAACATTTGATTTAGGAACACTATAAGGAGTAACACATGGCTACACAGCTACAATTTAGACGAGGAACTACTGCACAAAACGATGGGTTTACCGGTGCAGCGGGTGAAATTTCTCTTGATACCGATACTAATAACATCAGAATTCATGACGGTGCTACTGCAGGGGGAGCAGAGATCATTCCAGCTGGTACTATCATGGCTTATGGAGGAGCATCAGCTCCAACCGGATTCGTACTCTGTGATAATTCTGCTATTTCTCGTACTACTTATGCAAAACTATTCGGTTCAATAGGAACTGCTTTTGGTGTGGGTGATGGTTCGACAACTTTTAATGTTCCTGACTTAAGAGATAAGGTTCCTCTTGGTAAAGGTCCTGTTAATGCTACACTTGGAACTACTACTGGTTCTGCAGGAGCTTCTTCTGTATTAACTTCAGCTTCAAAAACTGGTGTTACCACTGCAACTAATACTACCGGCTCAACTGGGGGGTCTACTGTAGCTAATAATACTGGCTCTGATGGTAATGGAGATTTAACAGTTGGAACAACTACTGTAGCATCATCCGCAAAAGATTCATCTACAACCTCTGTTGTTAATTCTGTAACACAGGCAGCCCATACCCATACAATACCCTCATTAACAGTAAACGGACATACACATTCAATTCCTGCACTGTCTGTAGATTCTTTTACAGTGAATACAACTCTTCCTTCAGAGCTTGTAAACTATATTATTAAGTTGTAATAATGTCAGAAAATGTTCGTGAGTTAGACCAAATCCAAACTGAACTTGATAGACTGCACGAGCGATCTCAGTCTAATAAAGCTGGCATATCTGCTCATGAGGCTGTATGCGAAGAACGCTATAATACTATAGTTTCTATGTTTGAGCGTTCTGAACAACGAATGACTACTATAGAAGCAAACTTATCTGAAATTCGTGAAATGGCAACACAAGGTAGAGCTTCTTTAAAAACCCTACTATGGGTAGGCGGTGTTACAGCAGCTTTAATTTCCCTTCTCTCAATGATAATTCCCTACTTTAGATAATGAATAACAACTTCTTCAAAATTAAAATTCAAAGACTTTTAGATAAATTGCCAACTCCAGTTACTTTTAATGAGTCTCAGTGGGCAATGGTTGAGAACTTAGATAGTTCTCGTTTTTGTGTCCACATTGCAGCACGTCGTACAGGCAAATCATATGCAGCTGCTATTTTAGCTTTTGCAAAGCTGCTAGAGCCTGGACAACAAGTAATGGTTGTAGCTCCTAACTTTTCTCTTTCCTCTATTATTTGGGATTACGTAACTGACTTAATTAGACTTCTTGATATTGAGGTTGATAAGTTTAATCAAAAAGATAAAGTAGTAAAACTTATTAACGGGTCAGTATTTAGACTACTTTCAGCAAATAATAGAGACTCTCTTGTAGGAAGGGCAGCCAATCTACTAATAGTAGATGAAGCAGCAATTATACCAAACGATGAATACTTTACACGAGATTTACGTCCTGCTCTCTCAACATTTACAGACAGTCGCTGTCTCTGGATATCAACTCCAAGAGGTAAAGGTAATTATCTTTACACTTATTTTTTAAGAGGAGATGATCCAGAGTATCCAGATTGGACATCTTCTATACATACCTGGAGATCGAATCCGCTACTTTCTGAGTCTGATGTTGATGAAGCTAGACGCACAATTACTAAAGCTTTATACTTACAAGAGTATGAGTGTGAGTGGACTACTACAGAATCGCAAATTTATCTAGATTTAGATGAAGAAAAACATATAGGCGACTATGTTGGTGAGCGTTTTGCAGAAGTAATCGGAGGTCTTGATGTAGGTTATCGTGATGAAAATGTTTTCGTTGTTATAGGCACTGATGGAGATAATTACTTCATTATTGACGAGTTTATCTCAAAAGAGTCAACCACTTCTGAACTTGCAGCAGAAATTCAAGAGAAAATTAATGAATGGGGGATTGATACAATTTATATCGATTCAGCTGCTCAACAAGTAAAAGCTGATTTTGCATATGATTATGATATTTATTGTGAAAACGCAATTAAGTCTGTAAATGACGGTATTAATTCTATTCAAGTTCTTATAGAACAAGACCGTCTCTTCTTCGACACTGAAGGTGCAAGACACACTTACTCTGCTATGAGTTCTTATAAATGGAATCCAAACACAGAAAACCCAAAACCAATTCATGATTGGTGTTCTCACCCTTGTGATGCTGTTAGGTATGCTATCTATACTCACCAAAAAATGAGCAATATATCAATTTATGCTTAGAATTATAGTTTTAAACTACAAAAGACCTGAAAACGTAAAAGCTATATGTGATACTTTTCATCGGTCCTT